GAGAGATTGCGGCACGTCCCGCCTGAATCGGTGACAAAGATGACGCTGTTCTTTCCGTGTACCTTTGGCATGTTACCCTCCTATTCATCCGCCTCGCGGCGGTCGATCACTCTGCATACTCAATCGCTTGAATCTTCCATAAAACTTGTGCCCACAGTGCGCCGCCTGCCTCGACGGCAAGCGTGGGATCAAACGACATGCTCGTCAAGATGGCATTGTCAGCCGCGCCGTTCAGTCTGCGGTCTTTCCTGAGTGTGTCTCTTAGGTCGTCGTGTCCTTTCCAGACCTTATCCAGCAGCGCGCGCGGATCGCCCGTGTCTTTGATGTACAATCCGCCCTCGATGCTCCATGTGTTCGTATCCGGCGAATCGGATGTGCCGAATCCTATCTCCTCGAACGACGTGTCTGCGCCTGGCATAAACACAATTGCGCAAGATGAGACTGTTTCCAGGATGCCAAAATCGCATGTGCTAATTTCTGATGCCAGCCATGGCCCCCAAACCTGAAGTGTGTAGTACAATCCCTCGCGGATGTCGGCCAGACTCATGGCTATTCCAATGATTCATAGAGAATGCTTATGGCAAGCCCGCGTGCAATCTGCGCAACAGCAAAATCAATGACAGGTTTTGTCGCATTCATTGTATCATCTAAAAACGGGTGTTTCTCTACCCCTTTCGTCCGAATCTTTATAATTGTTCCTGGCATCGGTGCACCTTTCGTACCTGCCCACCTCGCAATGGGTGCCCACGGCGCATGAGTAATGGGACCAGTTCCAAATTCCAAAATCAATCCAGCATCCCATCTCCCGCGTTGTGCCGTTGGAGAAATCGTGACTCTGTAGCCCTTGCTGTCATATTCCGCCTTCACGCTTCTCATGAGCGCGCCTGTGTAATAGTTGCGTCCTAGCATACTTTGCATGTTTTTTAGCGCGGCTCCACCTGTTCGCTTGATCTCGCGTTGAATCAGCTTAGGAATCCATTGCGGAGCGAATCTAATTCGAGACTCTACATGCTCAAGCACACCGTCGGAATAAATGTGAATTAGCGGCATAACTCGATCACCTTCTCTACCACTGCCTCGACCGCGCCGCCTTCGGGGTGCGCCGCGTTATAGAGACGAATGAAGTCTTGCCACGCCGGATCGCCGCGCGAGTCCCGCGCCTCAATAGCAATGATATTAAGTCGCTCTGCACTGGAGCGAAATGGCAATGCGTGGGCATAATCAAAACCTTCGCTTTGAATGTAACAGGACGGCGTTCCCAGTATCGCTGCCTCGATGCAGATATTCGACGGTCCCTGTGCCACAAGCACATCCGCCGCACGAACAGCATATGATAGATAGTGCTTCGTGATCAGGCCGGGCGTATTCGTATCGCGCAGCGCCTGCTCGAAGGCTTTATCGTCTCCCCCGTTCGGGTGCGACTTGATGATCAGAACGGCTTGCCATTCGTGCGTCAACTCGATCACAGCGCGCAAGCCCTCGTTCATCTCCACGTTTCCAGTCCCGCGAACAGCGGTCGTCTGCGACCACGTACCCGCATAGCAAATGACGCGCTCATTGTCGATGTCCATAACGCGACGCGCCTCAGCCTGGGTGGGCAGCACTTCATCGGCATACAAGCCGTCCATCTGCGGCGCGCCGACAATGTCAATACGATCCGCTGGATGACCGCCTGCGACATAGAAATCGCGCTCATATTCTCCGCTGGCGAGGATCCAGTCCGACCTCGATTCGCGGTGAATGTCCGAGCCGCCATCGGCGCGCAGATGACAGGCCGCGTGTGGCACATGGATCGTCGGGATGCCACGCGCCTTACACCACAGCACCAGACTACGCGTATCGGGAGCCACATCTTCATGCACAACGCAGCCCGCTATTTCCCGAATGTTGGATAGTTGCGTCAGTAGGGCCGACTGGAGCGCGATGGCCTGAGCATGCTGTAACACGTATCCCGGCCACCAGTCTTTAGCTGAATGAAACTCAGATGGCGCACTGCCATTGAACTGCAACAGAAGCCGTCCCGAGATCACGCTGGCGCTCTGAACTGCTTTCGATGCGATCTGCGCGGACATACTGAGCGCGTGTTCTTGAACATCTCCGTTCATGAAGCCATTGAGGGCAAAGCATGGCACGCCAATCGACATGGCGTATTCAGTTGCCTGCGGAGAAGTGAAGCACAAATCATAGTGCTCCGACAGACCACGCCAATAGCCCTGGCTGACGGGATGCCCATGCAGCATCAGTACCCGTTTACGATCCTGATTGTTGTTCGGTTCGGCCATCGCCTTGCCCTCGCTCCAGCAGTCTGCCGCTCACGCGCAGAACGTCATACTTCATCGCGTCACCCAGATCGATGTCATCGATGATCAGACCCAATCCGACAAACCACTCACTCGCCATGTGATACATGGCCTCATTCTGATCTGCTTTCGTCGCCGCGTTCCCATCAGCCATTATGCTGCTACCTCCTGCGCTGCCTTCTGTTGAACATAGAGGATACCCGGCAGTTTAGAGCCCTTGCGCGTCTGTGAATCCGCGATGACACGCTCAATAATGCCCTGATACTTGCCGATGTTGCCCTCCAGCGTGAGCTTCTTCATTGACCACGTTCGGCGTTCCCATGCGATCTTCTTGTGCGCCACGATGTTCTGAATCATATCGTCAAGCGCGGCGAACCACGCATCGGGTGTGTTGTCTGAGATGCGCCCCATGTGCGCCAGATCATTATAGGTCAGAGATCGACTAGCAATCCACGGCACGCCAGCCGTCGTGTATTCGACTGCCTTCAGCCACGACCGGCGCTCGTCGTATGATGCAAGTGGTGCCCCCTCGCGCCACGGCGGATCAAGCGGCAGTGTTTCGAGTGGCGCAACGCCTATATCAAACGTGCTCAGCACAAGCGGCCAATGCTCTGGCTTGACGCCAGCCTGACGAATCACGCGATCACCCCATCGCTTCAGCACGAAATCAAGCCGCTGCTCGTATCCGCAGAACTTCAGAAGCGCGTTTTTGTGTTTGTCGAAGACGCGATCCAATGCTTCGACTATTCCGCTAAACAGCCACGAATCGACGTGACTGATCGAGCCGCCCCATCCAATGATGACAGTTCCGTCCGTGTCTGACCGCACTCGACTCTTGAGCTGTGTCGGTTTCTCTGTTTCGTCATAGAGTAACTCTAGATCGGGCGCGCCCATCGGTTTCTGATCGAGACCCTCGAACCATGCGCGACGTGTCCAATTCGGCAGCCAATAGCCTGGAATGATATGCTCCCAATCCCTCAAGATAATCTTGCTCGGCGAGGTGAGCGCGTCAGCATGTCGCATGCCTTCAGCCAATGCCACGATCGGCTCTGGATTGAGTCCGACCTTGTTCATGATCCAATACGGAAATGCTGGGTTGCTCGGCGGCAGATCAGGGTAATGGTCATCAAGATCGATGATGACGACCTTGCCCAGTGCGCGCCAATAATCCATAGCATCCCAAACGTCGCGCGTGATGACATTTCGTTGGAAGATCAGAACGTCGCCACGCCCGATCTGCCGCGTTACTTCAGGATGTCTCCAGTCGAGCGCGGTCGGCATGAAGAACAGCTTCGCCGTCATCGACGTATGGCCGGCGGCATGCTCAGCATTGATGCAGTCGGATGGGGAAAGCGCACGCCATTGACTGCAATTCCATTCGCTCGCGCTGTCAGCATATAAATAGATGAGATGTAAGCCCTTATTCATTCCAGGTCTCTTGACAGGTATGCTATAATGACAATGCTTAGGCGAAACGGTGTTCGGTGTTTTTGTTTCATACATGCTCCCCTATTGGGCCGGTTCGCCTAAGCAACGATACCGACTTCCCGATAGGGGTGCTTCTCAAATCACTGGATATGATTCCATGTTAAAATCAGTAAAGTTCACACTGGACACAGGCCTTAACTGGCTGTTCGTCATTGTTCTTGTGAGTGGCATTTTAGTCATCGTGCTGTCCGTCATTCATGCCGACAATCTGTCGTCATCCACCAATGAGCGTCCATATTTCGTGAAGTCCGCATCCGGCGCGCTCTACCAATGTAAACGCCTGGATTCAGAGAAACGAATCGCATACGAGTGCGGTGACATTATTGAATATCATCTTTCCGAGAACGATGGATGGGGCATCTATCAACATTAGTTCTCGTGTGCCTGCGGATCGCCTGCATCCGTCCCGCTCGGCTCAATCGTCTCTTTGTTGCGGAACATCCCACGAATAAAGCGCGATGTCACTCGGTCAGAGTCTGCTTCCACACTGTCCCGATCTGCCACACTGATACCACCCGCGTAAATCTGCGAGTTGGCCACGCTGACACCCAGGCGTGATAGGTCCATCGTCTTCAATTCACCGAGTGCATCGTTGAAATCCTGCTTGAATTTGTCCGCCCGCGTCCGTTCACCTGGTGCGACACGCGCACTGATGCGCGATGATTCAGCGCGCCAGGCCGCATAGAGCGCGTTGGCATCGCGCGCGAAATCATAGGCCGCCGAGGTCGTTGGGATGGCACCAAAGCCGCGCGATCCGATGATGGAATTTATCAGCGCGCAGCCGCTCGATAGCCATAGGTTGACCTGCGTCAGGTTCGGGCTTGTCGAAGTGTCAAACGATGACGCCGAACCGACTAGGTTTCTGCAGAGCGAGGCGACATCGGTTCCGCTTGCGTAGGCCATGCTAGGAAGCTCCTGTTACTTCGCCATAAGCGCCATAAGTGTTCGGTGTCGCCTTGTTATCGGTGAAAGTAACTTGAATCCGATAAGTCGTGCTCGGTACTGGGTTGTCGAACCGACCCAAGACAACACACGTCGCGCACGTCCCTATCGCAGCAGACCCCGTCGTCTTTGACGCTGTCACGTCTGAGCCGTTGACCAATACAACCATTGACGGCGACAGCGGACACGTCACGCCCCACGGCGTTGTATCAAACGAATAGGCAATCCGTTCATCCTCGCCTTGTTCCCACGGTGAATCTTTGAACATCCGGTAAGATGGCATTCACCGATCCTTCAGATCGAGTATGAGACTGCGCACCGGAACGATCAGAGTGATCGGCCGCAGCCGAGACCGCAGCCCTAACACCGTGTCCCGTTCGGGCAATTCCAACTCGATCACAGCATAGACCACCACTGCACCGAGCAAAGTGCCGACCGATACCAAGTTGGCGAATGACTCCAAGAGTACCGCACCGCTCAGAATGAGATGACCGCTGGCTGCATACGTTGCTGTACCTGCGAGTGCTGCTGCACCGCTTAGGGTCAGTCGGCCACTGGGTGCAATGCTGGCGGTTACGTTAAGCGCGGCGTTGGATCGTCTGAAGATCATCGCCGCCGATATGATTTCTGCGATGCTGGTCAATGATGCTGCACCGCTCAGGACGATGCGACCGCTCGTCGCCAAGTCAGACGCCACCGACAAGGCTGCCGTCGCCGACAAGACTTGACCGCCAACGGAAACAAGCAGGCTTGCAATACCAGATAGTTCCGCCGTACCCCTGAATGTGACCTGACCCTGTGGCGAGAGTGTGGCAGTTCCCGTCAGAACCGCCGCGCCTGCCGCGCGCAAGGCTGCCGCTACCTGCAACGAAGCCGCGCCCGTGAGAATCGCTGTACCTGCCAACGTCAGCCGCGCGGTGGATGTGATGTTGGCATAAGCCTCCAGCAATGCAGTTGCGCTCGATAACTTCCATGCGCTGCTAAGCAAATCCGAGCGTGCATCCATTGCCGCGATTCCATGAAACGTAGCACGCGCAGCATTGGTCAAGTCAGCCACGCCCGTGATCGCGGCTGCACCAGCCAAGATTGCGCGCGCCGTGCTGTCCAGACTTGCGGTTCCGGGAAGCGTCGCATTCGCGCGCGCAGTCAACCATACCGTGGATACCAAATCGGATACCGCCGCCAGCGCCGCATTGCCTCTCAGCATCACCCGTCCAGCCGACGACAGATTAGCAACACATTGAAACGTCGTCGCGCCGCGTCCTGTCATCCTGGCTACGTTGGTTGTGGTAGCAATTCCAGACAGAGCAGCGACACCCCGCGTTGTCTTACGTGCCATGTTTATCATATTTCCAAATGCGGACAAAACAGCATCCACACTATGCGTTACTCCTCCAGCACTCGCAGCGGCCTTGACCTCGGCGGACAGTCCGCCCCATGTTGCAGAAGTTACCCACGATGCCGAGCATTCCGTTTCCCAGGCGTCGCCACGGTATTGTGACTGTACATCGCGAGTCGGCCCCGTGCCTAGAAGGTCATCAAGCTCAGTCCAGTTGGTTCGGGGGGCAGTCCCTTCACTAGCAAGATGTTTCCAAGACGAAATCGGACGATTATTTGTGTCTCCCGCCGCCGCCAATGTGATACAGCCCGACGTTCCAGACCCGGACGCTGATCCTAGTTGCCTTATCGCACAAGCCGACCCGTCACTTAGATGAGCGCCATCCACTGAAAAGAACAGCGCATCACAGTGGAGTTGTGTGTTATCGAATAGAAATTTTGTCGATCCCGACGTGGCTCCGCTGGCGTTGGCTACAAATAAAGAAACTCGCCGAGTTGTGCTGAATGTCATCGTCCCGGCTTCGGCCCAAGTCAGACCATTCCCAGTGACTGATGCCGAGGTATTCGGGCTGCCTCCTGTGACGCGCGTGTGTACCCATACGCAGACTAGTCCACTCGCGGGCGGTGTCCATATCGCGCTGTCATATGATGCGCTATCCGTACTAATGTTAAAATCTGGGTCAGCAGACGATCCTTGATTGACGAATCCAATAGCCACAACGCAGCCTCCAGACCATCAATCAAATGTCACGTCTAACGCACTCGCAGCGAACTCCAACACATCAGCCGCGCCGAGCGCCTTCGACGTAGAGAGCTTGCCATACAGTAGCAAGCATCCCGTCGTGAGCGAGTCGAAGATTCCCACCGCCACCACGTCATAGGCCGCCAACGCCGATGCAAATGTAATGGCGCTGCTGTTCTCCGTTGCGCCAAGCGTCGGCGTATCCCAGTTAACGACCCGCAGCCGAGCATAGTTACCATCGGTGATCTCTGTCCCCGCCGCGGTATCAGTCGGCGATGCGCTGAACAAACCCACGTACGGAGACGGAGTGGCGGTGTAGGGCGATCCGCTATTGCCAAAGATGTGCTTGAGTAGTGCGTTCTCGAAAACATCGGTCATCGCTGACATGTGAGGCCTCCTAGCGTTTCATCCAAGCGACGGCACAGCCGCCGACGATACATCCGGCATAGACGCCGTTCGGGCTATTGAACGGGCCAAACATCACCGACGTTCTGCATGTGGCAACAATCGGCATCATCTCACTGCCTGCCATTTCTGCTGTGCCGAGATACCACATCACGCAGCCAGAAGCACCGGCTGGCGCAGTGAAGCCGAGCCACACCCATTTGTCCGCGCTGCCAACAACACTTGCCGCCGTCGCGAACAGAGATGCGGTATTAGGAACGATAATGGCCATCGTCTTGCTCCTCGCCATGACGCGCGGCGAGGGCAAGCAGAATCATGTGGCCGCGCGAGATGTAATTTTGAGAGGTTGCGTTAGCCATCGCTAATCACCTAAAAGAGGGTGTAGGGGCGACACAGCGCCGCCCCTTTTGCGTTACGTACCGATCCGATCCGAGTTGTACTTGATGCGCAGGCCGAACAGGTTGAAGTTCGAGCCGCTGGTGTTGCCTGCGTCAACACTATCGACAATGGCCTTCAGCGCGAAGAACCCGGCGCGCGTTGGAGGAGCGGTGAAGCTAAACAGGGAGGCAGAGTTTAATTCGCTCGCGCCCGCGCCTGTGAGGGTCGTGCCGGATGCCGCCGCGCCGAGCGTACTTGTGCCAGCGTCGCCGATCGCGCTGCCGTTGGGAACGAGATACAGAGACGCGCCGATGACTGCGGCGGCGGCGGCTGTCGTCATATCTGCCCAGTCAGCGTACACCACGCCGCTGGATGACCACGTGATGCCGGCCGCTGCGTCGATCGGTACGGGCTTGACGATCGTGATCGGGCAGGTGCATTTCGTGCCTGTGAAACGCAACGCTTGCAAGGACGGCGAGGAACCCGCGCCGATGTTATTGATGGCGATACTGCCCGACATGACGGAACTGCCTGAGATAAACACATCCTGATAGGATATGTATATCTCGCGAGACACGATGCCGTCGTCGGCGAGTTGCAGGCCACCCTTCGCCAGGATTTTGTTTCTGAAACTGATAGGCATGTTGACCTCCAGCTATTCGCCAGCGTTGCGCCATCACGCTAACGCCAGAGGTTGACTTATACGGACAAGATGTGATACACTACCCTTGTCTAGGCGCTACGGTCATCAGTCCGTTTTTGATTTCACATGTCAGCCCGTTGGCCCGTGCGCCTAGACAACGCTACGGACTTTGCCAATGGGCTGGCTCCTTTATGGAGGAGCGCCATGCCCTATCCGACTATGAATTGGCCCACCGAACCACGAAAGAAAAGGAACGGCTCCATAATTCATTGGGACAGGGCCTTTCGTCTACCCAACAGCATCTATCGAGTTCCCGTCACGTGTGGGTCATGCCACCAAAAGAGGCTTATAGATGCCACCAGAACCAGGGGTAAGTATGGCAAGGTCTTCACTGGATATTGCTACAGTTGCAATCTCAGAATCCAGCGAAAGAGCTATAAGCCCGGCTGGAAGCATCCAGACTGGCGAGGTGGTCATTTTATCAATGGTGGATATGCCTACATCAATATACGTTCTCTGATCGGCAAAACCAAAAAGTTGGCTTTGCAAATGTCAAGAATAGTACATGGTAAGCCCGCCATTGTTGCCGAACATCGCCTAGTCATGGCTTTACATCTAGGCAGACCCCTTAAGTCTTCTGAAGTTATTCATCACAGAGACGGCAATAAACTCAATAATGAGATTAGCAATCTGGAACTTACAGATCATGCCAATCATCGAAAATTGGATACAAAGTATTACCGTCTCTGGAAAGAAACTCAGAAGCGGGTCGCGGAACTCGAATTAGAGCTGTTAAGGTACAAAGGCAAAACAGATTAAATCTGTTTCACCACTAGGCTGCTGACTTAATCAAATAGCCAGCATCGACGGCTGTCAATTTCGTATCCCACGACATGCGGACTTCCACGACGTCCTGCCGCTCCTGATCCTCTCTGAAGCGGCTGGCCTGCCGTTGCTGCCAGGAGAATACATAGCCTGCGCTAGGCTCCTGTAGTGAGGGTGCGCTCGCCACATAGCCGACGAACATGTGGCTGCCCCAGACATACGCCAGCGAAGACGACGCGCCCTCCGCGGCAGTGTCATTGATGGCGATGCCGATCAGGAGCTTGTCGAGACTAAACAGTGCCGCGACCGCCTGAATCGTGACGATGGCCGGCGAAGTGGGGCCGGCGGTGTACTTGATGCGGTCGACGATATCAGGATGCTGCTTGATGTAGCGCCACAGACCGCGCCCCATCACTCCAACATTGGCCTCGCGCCCGATACTCGAGACGACGCTGTTACGCGCCGTCTCAACATCGTCAACTGGTGTCGAGGTATTATTGCTCCACAGAGGCGAAGGCGTCGCGCTGGATGACCAACCCGTGCCGAACACATCACTCTGCACATCCGATTCAACTTCGAGCAGCAGTTGGTTGGTGCACCATCGACTTGCATCCTCCAGCGGGCGAAGCGGCTGATCAGCGTTGGCAACCACTTCATCCGGCACGCCCTTAGCGATGGCGCGCTCCAGGCACGCGTACTGCGCCGTGCTCAGGCCGTAGTCACCGCGTCGAGCGCGTGTGCCAGGTGCACGAACGCCAGCCTCGCGCCGCAGCCAGTCGGCTTTGGTGTAGATGAAATACTTGTCGCTCTGCTTCTGGACGGGAACATTGGGGAATACCATACCCGCGATGAAATCGCCGGGCAGGTAGGCGATACTGATGTTGGTAAGCGGTTGATCAATATGGACTTGCTGGGCAGTTGGTTTCGACATTTTCTATATCCTCCTAGCAAGCCGCAACGGTGCAGGCCGAGAATGGGAACAGGAACATTTCCCCGACCACATCGCCTGATGTGACCGCTGCCGACAGCCAGCGACCAATGATGGGGCATCCAGATGCGTATCCTTCGACGCGCCCGGTCGAGGCGGCGAAAACAAAGCCGCCATAGGCCAAACCGCATGTACCGTTTGCTTCGCCGTAGACCTTCGTCGTGCCCATCAAGCGAACTGTTGCCTCTTGGCCTGCGCTCGGCGAATTCTGGAGCACGCCCAGGATGCCAAACGAGCATGCGCTACTCGCGCAGGCCGCATAGCCCGCAGTTGAAGCTGGCCGCAGCAGCGTGTATTGCTTGGCGGTTAGGTCCTCATCGGCCAGGAACGGAACATCGTGATCGTTGGACATACTGCGATAGGTTGCCATCGTTACCTCCGTCCCCGGTTCACGTATTCGCGCGCCAGCTCGGGTCGGGTGCGCTGAACAATATCCATCGCATTAGAGTATTGCGCGACATTGCCCTTGAATTGATCGGTCAGAACCTTTTCAACAGCCGCCTCGAATGTCTCACTCTCGCTCTGGCGCGTGCTGCCCCTCTGCGAGAACAGTTCCGACTCAACCAGTGCCTTGTCGGCTTTGTCGATCAACTCGGAAAAGAACTTGGCGAGATCGGCGTCTTTCTCTTCGAGCGCCAGCACCTTGTTGGCCAACGTTTCGGCCTTCTCCGGGATGCCGACCATCGCGTCGAACTTCTCGATGAGCTGGTCAAGTCGTCGACCGTGCTTCTCTGCCGCCAAGTCAGCCGCGAACTTGTCAGCCTTCGCCTTTGCTTCGCTGGTCTGTGCTTCGAGCGCCTTAAACTTTTCGCTCAGGGCATCGACCTCAGCGGCCTTCGCCTTGAGCGCCGCAAACTCCTCAGCCTTCACGGTAAACGTTTCAAGCGTGGGAGTCGGCGTCACGTCGGTTTTCTTCGGATCTGCCATCGTGACCTCCTCGTAGGATGCTTCTTCACTCACGCCGATTCCGGCGTCCTCAGCGATTCCCCGCGCTTTGGCGATGACTCGCTGTTTGATCTCCGCGGATAAGCTGCTCTGTGGGATGCGCGCCAGGGCATTGCGCAGATGGGGCAGGTCCACTTTGCCCGATGCGTCTTTGTACGGGAAGTGACGCAACGAGCGCGGCACGGTTCGCCCGTCCTCATCTTTCTCACCACCCGGCTCGATGTGCAAAAAGGCCGAGTCGGGCAGGTCATTCATGAACGCAACTGTCCACACCGCGAAATCCTGCGCGTCGATGGCCTTGTCTGCATCTGGCACATTTTTGAATAGTGCCATCATGTCAGTCAGCATCTGCTTGATCTTCTTCATTATGGGCATGTCGCCCTCTCCATCCATCGCACTCCCTTCCGCGCTAAAGAGCGCAACGTTATCGTGACCAAAATACGGCTTGTCCGTGAGCGCAAGCCCGACCATTACGTTGTCGTGATACTCGCCCGTTTGTGGATCCTGGTACTTCGCGCCACCTAGCAACGTCCAGATTATTTCAGGACTCGTCGCATCGAACCGCTTGGACTCCACCAGCTTGCGTCCAGCATCGGTGAGCTCGTATTTCGTTGCATACAGCCCGGGCCCATCTTGACCCGCCGGCATATATTCAAGGCCACTAACCTGACCCACCTTGCCCACGCCCGCGTGATTTTCGTTGATCGGCACCCGAAAGCGCGGCAGACCTGCCTTGAAATTGGCCGCGATGGCCTTCAACCGCTCCTCAGTGATATTCAACATGCGCTCGCCGCGATAGAACGTACCTGCTGGCATGATACGAATCGGTTCGCCACGCAGAACGCCATCGAGTGATGCAAACGGCTCAAAGGCGAATCGCTGTCCAGTCATTCAATCGCCTCTAGCGCCTTCTCGTACGGAGTCAGCCGACCCGTACTAGCCCGCGCCTCAGCAGAAGTGCGTTGCGCTCGGAATCGCTCGGCGCGTTCCCTGCCGACCTGTTTTTCAAAGTGTGCGATGTCAGTTGCATAGAAGCCGGGGGCGTTGTACAGGACGGCAGGGACCGCATGATACAGACGAACGAGGGAAGTAGAACAGTGAGGACACTGAGGCATCGGCGCAGCCATAGGCTTGTCGATCTCTGAGACTGTTTTACAGATGGGGCAGCGCGCGTCGTATTTCATAAGCAAAAAGAGGCAGGTCATTCTCGACCGGCCTCTGAAAACCGCAGTCCCCGCCTCACGCGGGCAGAGTGACGAACTGTGTTTGATTGTGCAAATCATACTCCAACTGAATATCCGATGTCAAGCGCGGCGTTTATCGCTGTTGTACAACAAGTGCATTCTCCCGCGTGATCACTCGCTAGTGAGCCAGCAGCGGCACCACGCACCACATTCGAATTCGCCTGGCACACGACCACCTGTCATGCTCAGATAGTCGTCGTATGACGCATATTCCCTGCCGCCCTCGCTCTGAAACTCTGGACACTCGGAACAGTGCTTAGCAGTTGGATCGAGATGCGCAAAGACCTTCTCGACCTTTTCGCGCGCCGCATCACCGAAGATGCGATTATAGACAGCCCACCACGCGCCGCTATAGGATGCCACGCGGGCAGCCATCGTCAAAAGCAGAGCGGCCAGCGCCTCATTCCCAGTGCCCGCGTCGATGGCGAGGATTATATCTTCGTCATCTAGTCCCGCCTCAACCTTCATGCGTAATGCAGGGATCAGCGAATCTCTCAGGTATCGGTCATTCGCCTCAATCGCATCGCTCAATTCATCAAGCATCTCTGGTGTCGGCGGCGTATCGCCCCATGCCAGTATCGCCGCCTCTGTGATGTTTCGCCGCCCAGCATCTCGCAACAACACTAGCAGCGCCGCCAATGCCACCTCCAGCAACTCGTCGCGCTCGTCTGGATCGGCCTCAGCCAGTTGCTCTGCGATGTCATCAGACCATTGGTTGTAGATGCGCTCCAGTTCTTTCTGGTAGGCGTTGATGGCAATGACAGGTTTCGATCGTGCACCAGGCCGACCTGCACCGCGAAGATCGGCGAAGCGTTCCGATGCCACCTCTGCCGTTTTATCCTTGTCTCCCGTCTCCGGCTCCGTCTCTTTCGCCTTCTGCGTGGTTGGCTTGGCAGGCACCACTTGAATCGGCCTCTCTGGCAAATCGGCCAATTGTCTGACGTGCTTCTCTAGCTCTAGCTCAGGCACAATGATGCCGACGCCCGCCAACTTGCTGATGTAATCCGCAATCTCGCCGAGCGATTGCTTTGATACCGACTCGTGCCTGATGCGTGGATAGCCTGTCAGACCAGCCCATTTATTCAGCCGGAATAGACGCTCTGTGCCGTAGCGATGTATCGTTTCTTCAACACTGTCCACCCATCCAACGACAGCCATTGTGAAGAAGTCGGTTGACGATTCACCCAGTGCCCTAGCACCGACTTGATTCATGCCAAGATGGATAAACTGTGCCAGTCCAACCATTGCCATGCGTTGCTCGTAGCGCGTGATCGTCTCGTGGAAATTGATGGCCTTAGTTCCCGGCGGCGATGCGAATTCAAATAGCACACCATTACCCTCAGCCGCGCCCGATCCCATCTTTGAAAACGGAATCAGCAGTGACATCTGGTCATCGACTCGGATGCTGCGCAGGGCATTTTGAATCTGTGAGGCATCCGATTCTGGATCGTCAAGATTCTTCTGTACATCACTGCCCAGGTAGGCTATGGGAAAGCCAGCGCCAATGCGTTCCGCGCTGATGGCCTCAATCTCCTCCAGATTCTTCTTCATGTACCACGCGCCATACATCGGACGAAACAACGATTTCCCTTCAGGGTTGCCTTTGTCGGTCGTCATTCTAAATAAAAGAGATTTATCAATCGGAATGACGACAGCCTGATAGTCAGGCGGAGCTTGTTGCGTCAGACTCTGTAATCCGCCATGCTCATCAAACTGCCAGGGCGATCCAGGCGCAAGCGAATCTGGAGAAATGAACGTCCACTTGCGCCATCCAATTCTGCCATCATCGTATTTGCTGGAGGGAATAGCTTGACCATCTCTCAATCCACCGCGCTTCTTGTATACGATCTCGGCAGGCTGGAATCCCCATTTGATCATACCCAACGCGCTATCAATTGTATCGTTCCAAGATTGGCTCATGTCGTCTTTGCAGGTCTCCAGCCATTCAGCGGATTCCTTGTCAACATCTTCGTCTCCGCCGGCCTCAACATACCACCCCACGCGTCGCAGAGTCATGCGAACAGCCATCTCGACAGCGGCGCAAATGGCATCATCGGACATCTCTCGAATCAGTGCACACTTCTTGTTAAGCGGCTTCCAGACGCGATCGTATTCCTCATCAATCTCGCCACTGCCAGCGAACCGGCGCAGGCCAGTTAGGCCAAGTTCCTTGAACAGCCCACCGCCGACCATCGACCGGCTTGTCGTCTGATTATCCTTGTCAGCGAATCGTTCGGCCCCATTCTCCTTGCCGATGCGGTAGATATGCGATACACTCAGACCATACTGATGCGCAAGCTGCTTAGCAGACACTGGATCGGGCGCCCTTAACGCCGCAGCAATCTCGGTGTTGCGTCTAACCATGTCGTCTATCATGTCGTGCTCCTATCTGCGCCAGCCGCGTTTCTCGTTCCGTCCCCATCGTCCGCCGCTAACGGTCTTACGCGTGAAGCGTGACGGAGACTGTGCATCACCGACTGCCGCGCCCATCGTGCCAGCGGGCAAATATTGAATCAATGATAGCTTATTATATGCTCCGCTCAGCGCGTCAATCTCGTCCTTGTAGCGTCCCATCGGAAACAATCCAAGACGATGCAAAAAGCCATCCGTCCAATCGGATGACAAGACCAACAATTCTCCCGCTTCGGCAGCTCGGGCAACAGGCTCAGCCCGAACCTCTTTGCTGCCCGTCACCTTCTCAGCGTGCGCGGGAAATCCCTTTAACATTTTGACCTTATCTTCAGCCGTCTCTTTTCCACCACTGCCCGGCTCTTGCTCAAACCAAGTCTGAACCGTATTGCCGTAAGCCAGCGCGTCATCCTTTGCAGTCTGCAAGATGAGTTCATCGCGCTGGCCGATCGAGAGTTGCCCGCGCCGAACATCCTCAATGTAGACCCTTCGATCTGTATCCCTAGCAAGTAGTAAGCCAACGGTGAACGCCCCGCCGCCTTCGGTTGCCGCTAGATCCCAATATCGCACACGCGCCGCTTGCACAGGAACTCTCTCAATCGTCTCTATCTGTGCATATTGGAACATGCCGCCACCGCGTGGCACAGGCCGCTGCTGTAGCTGTCCAGCCGATCCGTATACTCCCAATTCCCGCTTGATTCCCGACAGCGCGGCATGTCCGAATCGATTAGGCCAGAGCAATTCACCCTCAGCCCTGCGTGGATCGCCCCAGCCTATACTGGTGATATAGGTCTTTGGTTCGTATTCCGCTGGCAAGCATAGATGCTCATATCCACCTTGCTCCAGCACATGCCCACTCAAGTCAGATTCATGAATGCGCTGCATGACAATAACTTTCGCGCCCGTGTTGGGATCGTTGAGGCGCGTACTCATCGTCTCATCCCACCAAACCAAGACATTCTCACGTATCGTATCGCTTTCCGCCTCGTGTGTCTTGTGCGGGTCATCCGCTACGATAACATCGCCGCCGGCGCCCGTTGCAGCGCCACCAACGCCAGTCGAGAAACGATAACCCGTGCGGTCGTTCTCAAAGTTTCCTTTCACGTTCTGGTCGCCCGTCATCTTGAATACGTGCGCCCATTGACTCTGATACCACGATGATTGAATCAGTCGTCGGCACTTGAGGCTATCGCGCACGGCAAGCGTTTCGGCGTATGAAGCAAATAACCAACGCATCTCAGGCTTGAATGTCCAGACCCAGGTAGGCCAGAATACGGATACGCTCAGGCTTTTCATGTGGCGCGGTGGGATGTTAATCAGGAGGTTGCGTATCTGACCGTTCATTACTGCGGTCAGGTGCTCACAGATGGCGTCGATGTGCCAGCCGTGGACATAGGGAGTCACAGGCTCCAGAATGCGCCATGCGCCTCGGATGAAGTCGGGCAGCGTGAGCGTCTTACTCTGCGCATTCAGCCCGATTGCGCGTTGCAGGCGCTCTTTCATCATTGAATTTGTCGCTTGTGTCAATATCATAGCAAACAAAAAGCCACCCCAATGGGAGCGGCCTTACGCTCTCTATGTGCCGCCGAATGCGGCAGGCTTGCACTACTGTACTACTGTCCTTATTTTCGCGTCAAGAATATCCTGTGTGCTGTGCTGCCTTTTTGCGCGCATAAAACTTTCGCGGCTTACCGCACCGAGCGCAACGTACTTCAAGATCGCCAGCCACGATGCCGCCGAGGCGCGATTGACACTGTTCGCACAGAAAACCAACGCCCCTCGGCCAAACCGCCCGCGTCTGCGTTTTAAGTTCGACATGGCTATTGATGGCTGACAGATCGGATCTTTTCTCCAGCATGGTCAGTGCCCACATTGTCGGGATACACATATCGGTTTCAGTCAGCGCCCAAGACTTCCACAACTGACGAAACATCTCAAGATCATCCGACGTATCAAGCTCCGTGCGCACCGGCGCGAGATATTCACGCATTGGCAGCGGAAGCTGCACGACTGCGAATCGGCTTAGATGGCACCAGTAGTACAGGCCAGGATGCTCCCGTTCATCACCGCTGGACTCGGATACTATCATGTTCCAAGCGGATCGACTCCATACGTCGGTTGTGCCAGCATAGGTGATGCGCTCATGATCGGGCCCGAACCACAGGCCACCGGCGCCCGTCTCATTCAGCACGTCAAGCCGCCAATCAGCCAACGGCACGTCAACCAGAGGATTGTCAGACATTGCCCGTGCTACGAAACGCGCATCGGGCGCATATTTCTTGATGGCATTGTCCATGCGCGATACCACATCAGTGCGCGATCCGCGATAGCACGGCACATCGAGCGCACCACACATCAATTCTATAGCATCATCTTCGGCGCCATCTGTCGTGGCGACGACGATCGTCGGAGATCGGCGCGAGTGATACCGCCAACGCGATACGATCTGTGCCAGGTTCGTTGTTCCATCAGGACAATAGACCGTCAGTGCCTTTCTCGGCAGGCGCGTGCTGGACATACGAGCGGCGATGACGACCGCACAATCAGTCATGCAAGAACTACCCCGCGTTTCATCTCAGCGACTGCCGTTTCTGCTCTTCGCTGCGCCTCATCGGGCGTACCCCCTGTGGCAAGTGCTTGTCCCCAGCGGGCTGGATGACAGGTGACAGGCTTGACAACATCGCCCAGTTTGATGTTCCATGTTGCAACATCAAAAGGTGTCTGTACGATGAATTGTGCGTCCATTGTATTCGGCCTGCTGACCACCGTTTTACCGATGTCTTCTGGTGATGGGAACACATACCTTTGCGAAACGAACACGCGCGCGTATGGTTTCGGCTCTTCGAGCGTATAGCCTAATGCTGCCTTAATTGCTGCGCCAACGAAATCGATGCCGTAGGCCAGTGGGTGACCATGCGAGGCGAAGAAGCCACCCGACAGACGTGCAGCCAACTCGATGACATAGATACGGCTATCGTGAATCACGAGATCGCCCTTGATTATGCCAGCACCAGACTGATACCAGCCCAACGCACGACAGGCGGATTCAATGATGCTATCGATGTCGTAATCCAGGTTGTGCTTGCCGCCTGCATACCAGGCATGATCGGGATACGGCTCATCGAATCCGTCCTCGATCACATACGGCGCGAATTCATCCAGCCGCGCATAGTTGCGCAACCCGATCGCCGTAAACAGCACACGCCCGTCCTGAATGATTGATTCCGTGCTGAGTTGTGGCCCATCTCGCCACTCCTCAACCATGACGCGGCCCGTAGGTGAAGCGGCGCAAGCCTGCTCATAAGCCCAGGATGGATCGATGCCAGGAAGCAGACGGATTACGCCGCGCCCGCCGCGTGAATCAACGGGCTTAATGACGCCGACCCAGGACGGTATATGAATCTCTCCGGTAACTATTTCAGAACTGGCTTTGTCGGGATGAGATACTACATCCCATAGCGCAAATACCTGCTTGAGTTTGTCTTGCCCCAAGCGTGCCGCTTCTACGTTCAATCCCGGTAGCCCAAACGCCGCCGCGACTTCGGCACACGCGACCGGTGCATCGACCGCCGCGCACATCACGCCATCAAACTGAATACCACTGGCACGCAGTACAGGTATCGCCTCTGAGGCATGATAGCATGAGGCATCAATGAAGTAGCCCAGGTGACTAGCTGGCGCATTCCGATCACCGTCAACGATGACGGCGCGGAAACCCAACTCTCGCACGCGCTGGATGATGGGGATAGCTTCGATGCCACCGCCGAGACAAATGAGCGTTTTCATCCGAGCCAGGTATCCTTTTCCCTGCACTCCGCGCACGGCCTGCGGAACTGGCCGGAATTATGCTCAGAGCGTAATGCGTTCATATAGTCACCGTTCCACCACTCACTGAACGTCATCGCCTCAATGTTGCAGCCATCCGTCGTGAGTTCGGTCAGGGCATCGTGGCAACAGGCGTTGAACCTTCCGTCCGCAACCATGCTGCCCACAGCGTAGATGTGCTGGCACGGCATCGCGCCGAGCCGGGCTGCCTTGATTGCATCTTCTTCCTCACTTACAATAGCATTGCCTAACCACGGCTTCATGCTATCCAGATTCTTGATGAATACGTCATCCACACCTGGCGTACTGATCCAATAGCGAATGAAATCACCTATCTGCGCGGCCGTGTTCTCTTTGTTGATGCACTGCAATCGAACAAACGGTTTCACATCTCCACGCATCGCCCTGCGCTCAAGAAATTCATGCACACGAGATAGAGTGCGCTCGAATGCGCCAATATCATTCAGCTTAGTACTGGGTCGGTTGGCGTCATAGACCTCAGCAGTCGTGCCATCGATGCTGATTATGAGATCATCGAGATGAGAATTCAGTATATCCGCGAGATTCGGAACATCGCCGTTCGTGCTGAGGTTGACAGCGCGGAATCCCGCTGCCTTCGCACCATCAATCATTGCTCGAATCGTCAGGCGTTGGCCACCGACAGTATCGCGCCACAGTAGCGGTTCTCCGAGCATATAGAGACTGATACCGTATACCTCGCGCTGGCTACATTCCATCATGAGTCGCGCGAAGTGTTCCCACCTCATCATGCCCTTGCGATTCGTGACGAGAATTGTGCAGAACGGACAGCGCCGATTACAGAGTGCTGTCGGCTCGATGATAAAGTAGCGCGGAAAGGGAATCACCTCGCGCCGAGCATATTCCTCTCGCGCTTGTGTCAGCGTAGGCGCAGACAACGGACGCAGTGCAGAACGCACCGCGCGCCCAATGGCATCGGCGTCGCCGCCATTGTGCTTCGCCTCAATCCATCCGTGCCGAGAGAAAGACCACCCCTGCTTCTCTCGCACGCCGCGCATCGCCACGCCTTCGATGTCCTCGATGCGCGATCCGATAGGATAGGACGAAAAGGGATTAACTAATTCCATTCCTAGCCTCAACCCTAGCCCGATCAAATAAAGCATGAGTGAACGCGGGTTGACTGCAAATAATCCTCATGCTCATTAAGTTTTCGTCACACGCACTGCACTTCATAAATTCGAGGTACATTACCTCATCTTCCCAGTTTTTCATCAGATCGACTAGGTGTCCCTTGTAGATGCCGCGAATCGGAGTTTGGATCTTGAGGTATATCGAGCATCCTCGGCATATTGTTATGCCATCGTGCACAATAATGACTGGATCGTCTACTTCCACGCCGACAAATCTACAGCTGGATTGCGCCATCCTGACATCTATCACGCGCTCCATGTCCACCTCGCATCACTAGCCGCACCATCTACCACGCGCACCACGCGTCCGGTGCTCTGTCCATCCTCGATCAGATCGACAATGACCTGCGCTACCGCCGAGGCCGGCTGTAGTACAGCATCCGCCTTTGCTCCGCCTGTGGCAATGACCTGCCGTCCCAGATCGGTATCTGTCAATCCAGGAGACACGACATTGAAACGCACGCCGTTACTGTACTCGTGCGCGTATCCCAGTATCAGCGTCACGAGAGCCGCCTTTGCTACGCTGTACGGCGCAGTCTCCACGCCACCGACGAAGGCACGAGTAGAGGCAACAGCAACCACACATCCGCGCGCCTCAGCCAATCGGGGCAAGAAAGCACGCATAATGTTTTGATGCGCGAGGAATACGCGGAACTGCTTGAGGTAATCCGCGTCACCTATCTTTTCGAGAGGCGCAGAGAACCATTCACCAGCGCATAAAATAAGCGCGTTCAGGGGAAGCGAATGCGGTGCCGCGTTCCAAGCCGATGCGAAATATTTTGTCGATCCATATACGCTCAAATCAAGCTGGTCTCGGCTTGGTGCGGCCACTTCCCAATCCTTCCCGCGCAGCATGTCCGCGGTTGCCTTGCCGATGCCGCGTGAACCGCCCGTGATCAGTGCTATCTTATTCATTCGCGCACCGCCACGACGACCAATTCTCTACCCTCTCCTCGTCGCGCCAAATCCTGATAGCGCGCCATACGTTCAGGTCGTGTCAATTCCAGGTCGTATTGTGTCACGCTGTCGTATAGCTTTGCACCCAGAGCGGAGTTGTTCGTGTAGTCCTCGCCATTGAGTAGGAATCGCTCAACTGGATGCAGCGTGCTTCGTTCAACGATACGAAATCCAGCGCGCCCAACCATGTTAGCGAATGATTCAGGCGTGAAGTAGCTGAGATGGGTCTTGTCAACGAACCAGAACGGATTTTCGACCCCATGATTCGCTCTAAGCTGAATGGGTGAGAAGTCGTTGGGCACAACTGCCAACAACACGCCGCCGAGCGATAGACGATCATGCGCCCAGCGCAAGAAGTGCAATGGATCGGGTAAGTGCTCAATCAGCCAAAGCGCAGATAGGCAGGCATAGCGAATCCATGTTCTGAGATTTTTCCACGTGCCATAAAACGTATCGCTCGGTGCATATTTCACGGCCTCTCTACTGGGCTCAATGCCATGTGCTCTCCATTTCCGCGTCTGCGCTTCCCGCATAAAATGTCCGTATCCAGCTCCTACATCCAGCAGAGTCCTGTTCGGAGTGTGCCTCTCAATCAATTCAAACCAATCGCCATAGATCGCCGCCCACCACTCGCGCTGCTCATCGATTCGCGCCAGCGCGCCCGGCTTCTCCTTAGTCCAGAAATCCGAGGCATAGAACCGATTCAGATCGTCGGTATTCGGCATCGTCTCAAGATGCGCATAACCGCACGTCTTGCAATCAATCACCCGCAGGTCGTCGCGCTCTCCGATGGGGGAGCCAACGTGCTCATTCTGCATCTGGCAATCCTAGCCACGCACACGCCGCGCCGCTTGTGGGTGACGGAAACAACACCTTGCCGCTTGTCTGTTCGTCCTTCCAGTAGTAATCCAGACCATACCACTCCTGGATGACGATGCGACTGATGACCAACTTGCCGTATTGATAGCACCAGACATGATAGCGGATGGAGTTGGAAGGCGATTTGTATCCACAGCCAACCAGAAGCACGGCCGCCAATAGAACAACCATCAAGCGTTTAAGGTTTCTCACGTTTCCCACTCTTGCGATGCGCCCTAACCGTCGCCTCAGCATGTATGATGCGCTCAGCGTGCGGCTCCATGACCATCACAGAATCGCCCGCAATCAAGCGCGCAATGCAATTCGCCACACGCGCCGCACCCTTGCCGTCAACCATCGTCTTGCCCGATACCGACATAGCAAGCCAGCGCGCCTCGTGACCTATAACATCTAGTGCAGCCTGCCTCAACTCGCCATCATCGAGCTTGTCCCATGTTCCGAGATTGATCGCGACATCACCCGCCGCAAGCGCCTTCGTCGCATCCTCGTGATCGGTGCTCCAGGCTGTCAACAGCGCCGGAACGCCCGCCGCCGCCGCCTCGAAAGCTGACATCCCTAGCGCGCCGATGAATAACGCCGCGCCATTCATATAGGCTGCAAGAGAATCAGGAGCATGGACGAATAGAATGCTATCATTCGCTTCGCTGATTTCTATCGCCTCAGACGCCTGACCATTTATGACAACCAGCTTACGACCAATTCCATCCATCAAGCTCAGAACACGATGCGTCATACTGTGCGGATCACCACCCCCCATACTGATCAGGATATGACCGTTGAAAGCGGGCCGACATTCAGCGTATTCTGGTCTGATAATCATATATTCAACGCCTGTCACGTCACCATCGGTCGGCAGAATCGTCTGACAAATGAACAGGTCGGCCAGATCGCGGATAGCTTGCCTATCTTGCATGATATACCCTGAGCCACCAATCACGATGACCTTACTAAAGTTGCGCGCCGCGCCCAGCATAGCACGAGTCGGCCCGTTCTCTACGTCGATAATACAGGCCGAACACCAGCGCGCGCGGTTCGCCCAACTCATATCATCAGGGGCAAAGTCGATCACCAAATAGGGAGATTTGCGGATTCGTTCATAGCCCGGTGTCTCATGCTGTGTGGCAAAATTGACTCCGAATCCCGATGCCTTCAGCGCGTCGGCAAGAGTTAAGCAACGCACAACATGGCCCATGCCGTGAGCGCGGTCGCCTACAGCGTAAATGCAGATGTCAGCCATCGCTTTTATTTCTCCGTCTTCGGCCAGAATGCCGCGCCACCTCGAATCACCTCGTGCACCGTACCGAGATCGGCATCCACCCGCAATTCATCGCCGGGCAGTAGGTCGATCGGTGCCTCGACTGTGGACATCGCGCCAACTGATGCACCCGTGACGTGGGCATACTCAAATTTCTGCCTGCGCTCATTGCCCAAGTGCGTTGTGATAACCTCGAATCCGGCTGGCCGCTGCTCGATGACGTTGCTGCCCTTGGCGACCTTCGCTTTCAGCGTGAGAGTTGTGACTAGCATCATATCCTCCTGACTTCGCTCATGACTTCAAGAGCATTGCATCCATCCGACAGAGTAGCCGTTCGGTAATCCTTCTGTGCTCCAGCGACCCACTCCAGCCAAGCGCGCAAGGCATCGATATACATCTCATTGCATGGATCGAGTGAAATCATTTCGCCACCCGTTGAAACAACCGACCTCCGTGGACCCATATCAATCCTATACAGATGACCACTTGATCCAAACGCATGTTGAATTCTGCCGTATACACTCAATCCGTTTGTCACCATATCCACACTGGTCGCCGACCCTAGCAACCATAGCGCCGTGTCAATCGGGTGTGCCGCGATGTAACTCAGGCAGTCTGGACCGTAGCGGTTAAGTAAATCATCGTTCGCAGCAAACATGACAGACTGGCTATCCCGGATAATGGCCCCAGCCTCACGGTAGACAGGATGAAAGCGATACTGGTAACCGACTGCGCAATGCAGGCTGTCACCGAATTGAGCCCACTGCGGCAACTCGCCCAGCAAGCCGATCGGTTTCTCACAGTAGAATGGGATGCCAGCAGCACTCAACTCGGTCGCCTGCTCCAGATGCGCCGAGATTGGACTGGCGATAATAGCAGCACGTGCATCTGGATTGCTATTGACGGCCTCACTCCAGTCGGAAAACATCGCATCGCCATCAGACAAATCGAACAGCGCCACAGGATCGGCGCCGACGACATGCACCCGGGGCAAGATGAAGCGCAGATTGACGAGGTGGCGCTTGCCGATTGAGCCAAGGCCGAGAACAAGCACCTTCATCGGATCGCCTCGACTGCGCGTAGCGTTTGCTCAACATCGGCCAACGTGTGCGCCATAGTCGGGAATTGCGGGCGATGAATCATCACCCCTTGCTCAATCATTTTTCTGCACCAAGCAAGCCACTGCTCATCTGTGTCGAATACCACGGTGCTGCGCTCCGGTTGGCCGACGCACTTCACACCGCGTTCGTTAAGACCGTCTTTCAGTGCGCGACCTATTGTCTGCAAGTGGCCGGCCACGCCGTATACCTCAGCGTGATGATTTAACAGCCACCGCACTGTAGCCGCCGCTACACTGCACGGGCCAGGCGACCCGCCAAACGTTGTCGAATAAAACACGTCCTCGCTCAAGCGATTGACCAGATCGGCTCTCCCGATGACGGCTGACACGCAACCCGTTGCACTCATGGCCTTGCCGAGGACGATCATATCCGCCCGAACACCATATCGTTCGCAAGAGCCAGCCAGCGCGAGACGGAAGCCACATACCACGTCATCGATGATGAGCGGGATGCCCTGCCGATCGGCTTCCGTGCGGCACGCTTGCAGAAATGAGACAATAGCGTTTTCGTCATCCCAGGCTGGGATCTCGACCATAATGCAGGCCGCACCATTGGCCGACGAACTCATGGAAACCACATCGCCAAACTTGAATAGACGCTGTATCGGAAGTGTCATCGGAGAGGCCGATCCGAGCACAGCGGGCAGATGAACAAACTCAAGCCCAGCACCGTGATAACCCTCCGTCGCAATCTCGTCCCACCCTGTCGCCGCCCGCGCAACACGCACTGCCGCCGCGCAGGCCTCACCCCCAGACTGGAAAAAGCGACATGCCATATCGGATGAAGTAAGGTAGCCATCAAAGACTGCACCCAGCGCATTAGCCAAGTCGTATTCAGCGGCATGACCATACGAGCCGTGCGTCTCGCGCAGATGTAAAGCATCAAACGGCAGTTGCAACAGATCAGGCGACGCCCCAAACAGCAAGCCAGCCTGCCCACCGATCCATGACAGCAATTCGCACCGCTCGTGATGTCCGTCACCATAATCGAAGCGAACTACCTCGCGGACGCCACGCGCTGCAAGCGTCACGCCCCGCACTGCACCCATCGGTAACGGCCTACGTCCCCGGCTTTGAGTCGATGCACCGCCTGCCAGAAGCATGCTCATCTGCGGATGTCCCTGACCATGCGCCCGAACGCGTCAGGCAACAGAGAATGACCCGCCTCGATATCCTCTGGCATCAGCGCGAAATGCTTTTCAATCACAGACGCACCAAGCCGCGCGGCAACGACACAGTCCAATGCGCTTCGAGTGTGCGACGACCAACCCCAGCGATAACCGCTTCGTTTACAGTGCATCGAGAAGCGAATCAGCCAATAGAGCGCCAGGGCTATGGGCGTTGGGTAGACCTGGACAGCAAATAGCGTCGTTATTGTGTTGCTATGGCCTGCTCTAAACGCCAGATCGGATACCGAGCGCATAACTTGCTTATTCTGACTAAATGCTTTGAAAATCAAATCCGAGTTGTATTGCTCACGCGCTGCCAGCTTGATAAAGTCGCAATGCTCAGAAGCAAGTCTGACCGCCTCTTCGTCGAACACTGAGGCGCCAGCTAACAAATAGAGATCATGTGCCGTCTTCACAAACGATGACAGCTTGTCCATCGGAAACTCTAAACGGCGCTTTCTCTTCTGTTCCTCGATGGGAAAATGCTCCACACGCCACAGTTGAATCTTCACGGCATCTGCGCCGACCTGATGCGCTGATTGGCACCACGGCTCCAGATTCCAGCCTCGATAGGCCATTGCTTTAGAGTCCCACGCCTCGCGTGCCGGCGAAGACCCGAACTCGGCTACGATCAGCGGCAAATGATGATCCATCTTCACAGCAGCTCCCGAAGATCAGACGGCATCATTCTGCTTGCTCTTTCGCTCGTATACTCAAATCCATCCCACAGCGGCTGCCCCTCATGCGGCACGTATTCCCAAACATCACAGATGGCCCCAGGTGGCTCGATGAGGTAGCACCAGTCGGCTTCCACAGTTCGGAATATCTCGCTTGGCGCTATCAGCATCTCGTGTAGCTTGTCGCCATCCAGCGCACCTATCACTGAATACGGATAAGGCTCGCCAGCTTCATTCGCGTGTGCCCGGATGAATGCGCTCACCAGGTCGCTGAGCTTCCACGCACGCAATTTCGGGATAAATATCTCCCCGCCGCGCATCTCTATGATTGAGCGCCACACAAACGCGCACCAAGCTTCCATCGGCAGATGAAAGCGCGTTACGGTCGGATCGGAGATCGTGATAGGCTTCTTGGCGCTTATCTGCTCAAGCCACACCTCGATCACCGATCCGCGACTGCCCCAGACATTTCCACCCCGCACAACAGCGAACCGTACTTTCCGTCTCGCGCCGCGTGCATTCGCCTGAATCACGAGCGACTCAGCCAATGCTTTCGATTTTCCGTAAGCATTGAATGGCTGCACGGCCTTATCGGACGATATGAACATCGTTCGTGGTGTGCCGGCCAACAGAACTGCATCAACGACATTGGCTGTGCCATCGACGTTCGTCTTTGTGAATTCGTCAGCCTGCCTCTCGCCCGTGCTCACTCGCTTCAACGCAGCAGCATGAACGATAATCGTTGCACCGTCTATGGCACTGATCAGCTTGCGAAAATCGCGCACGTCGCACAAAATAAACGTCAAGCGCGAGTCGGGAAACTCGCGCTGCATCTGTTCCTGCTTGGCTTCGTCGCGCGATACGATTCTGATCTTGGCATCGGTATTCGACAGAAGATATCGCGTGAAAGACTGCCCAAAGCTGCCTGTGCCACCTGTTATCACGACGCACCCATCGGTACTGTCTGGCTTATTGGCTGTCATTTGTCGATGTCCGTCTCCACCTGTGACCCGAACAGTCCGTCCGCCAACATCTGAACATTAAGACGTTCCTGTATCTCGGCGGCAGTCATATAGCCGCCTGCGGCGATGTCTGACAGGATGCGCAATGCGCCATCGCGTCCGAACTGAGATTCGAGCGACGGCAATGTGAGGACCCCTTGCCGGATGGCGCTCGCGTAATCGTTTTGCCATACCGTCACATCAATGGGCTGAATCACCTTACCCCAACCGCGCTCAAGCAAAATGTCAGCAGCCGGCGCTTTGCCATCCATCGCGTCATTGTACAGCCGCCTCAGCACTGCATCGAGGCGGGTCCAGTTCGTTGCGGCATCGACGACTTCCGATCCGATGTCGCGCACGTGCTGAGCAAGAGTGATGGCTAATGGTTTTCGGCCAGCAGGGTTGCCGGACTGACCCGGCTTGAATTGATACTTCTTCGGCGGATTCCTGTAGCCGACTTCGCTGTTTACTCCCTGCTTTACAGGGGTGCGTTTATATTCTGGTTTTTGCGGCTTTTCCGTTTCCGCGCGCTTTGCGTTTCGTTTCGCCATACTCGATTCGCTCGATCTCGATGCCAGGGAAGGCGTCGGCCATGCGCTGGAGGGCAACAGCGCAATAGGCGGAATCCAATTCACCACCCACACAGATTCTATTTGTACGTGCCGCTGCAAGCATTACTGTTCCAGAGCCGAGATAAGGATCAATAATAACGTCCCGCTCATCGGTAAAATCGCAAATGATACTTTCGAGCAGCCCCACAGGTTTTTGTGTTGGATGTATCCTATCAGCCATTTCCACATCTCTATCGCCAGCACGTATCATTCCAGACCAGCGCCATTCGTAACGCCTAATATGATTACCAACATTAGACCAGATCAATTCGCATGCTGAGAAAGTAGATTGGTCAGATACGCCTTTCTCCCAGACTAGCCACGCAGGAGAATCGGGGAGACGGGAAGCATAATGATTTGCGCCAAACAGAATGCATACTTCGGCAAGTGCCAAGAGCCACGTCGGATCAAACGGTCTATCATCATTGATGATGGGGTGGTATAGACGGGGTTTAATAACACCTTCCCCCCCCGACTCGTCCCACGATTTTTGGCTTATGTCCACATAATTTCCGGACTCTCCCAAAGGGCTTAGCACCACCGATGGTGCCAAGCCCGCGAACGATATTGATGCCATAGGGAGGATCGGTAATAACTGCATCTAGTCTGCAGTCGCCACGAATCAAGTCAAGGCCCCGCTCACTTTCACCGCATAATAGCCGATGCTCCCCGATGCACCATAGGTCGCCCGTCTTGACCTTCCACTTTCGGTTAAGCTCCTCTGCTCGGTCGATCTGCGGTTCGGCATCGGCTTGACCATCTCCGTTGCGCGCCAACGCCAGCAGACGATCCATTGCCCGACGCTCTCCCGCCGCCAGCATTGCTAGGGTTTCGCCTTCGGTTTCGTGGATGCGCGCGACCAGTGCCGCTAACTGCGCCTCATCCGCCGTACCGCGCCGCGCCAGTTCATTGTCAGCCGCGAGATATGCCAGCACCTTTGTTTTAGACCACGTCACCGGAACGACATCGGCCCGAAGTGTCTTGAATCCTTCAAGCTGAGCCGCTTCATACAGGCCGTTACCGGCGACAACAACGTAGCCGCGCCCGTTCTTCTGTACGACAATTGAGCGCACCTGACTGAATTGGCGTAGGCTTTCGCGCAGGTCGGCTATCTGCGCGTCATCGTGTTGGTTGTAGTTATCGGCATGTGGCTTGCATTCAGAGACCTTGACGGTTGAATTGATGACAACACCGTTTCGCTTCGTCACAGCGACCATCTCCTACAACTCCGAGTATGCGATGCGCGCCGAGGCCACCAGCGGCTCGCCGAACGGGATCATGGCGATAACCAGCTCGGCCAGGTGCTGCGGCATGTACTCGCGCGTGATCGCCCCATCGCGCAGCGTGCGAACCAATGCGACAGGCCGGCCATAGCCAGCCGCCGGCACATGCAGCGCCATCGTGGATGACACAGCCGTGTGCTGAAAAATGGGCGGAAGTGTTGTCGTCGTGAACATGTCACTCATGGCCCAGGCGTCGGTGTCGGCGTCTTCACTGGCGAGATAGGCGACGCGACCGTAGCCGTCGGCGTCACCGGCGATACGGTCGGCGTGGGCGTCGGTGTCGGCGTGCAGCCAATCCAAGCCGTCAGCAACAAAATCAAGATTACGGTCACCACTCTACGCATGTTGCCTCATACACTCCGATCAGCGGGATTCATATTTATAGGGTTGCCTCAAGACGTGAAACATCTTGAATACATACCACCTAGGATGAATTATGCGAGTGAGATACCACCGCAACGGAGACACAACCGACTCAGTTCGGTAGTCACTATCTCTATATCGCACATTGATGTAATACAATTTCTTATTGTAAGTTTGCGGCTGATCGATCATTTCACACGCGTCCGATGCAGCAGCCAGGCCAGCCGCAACCAACGCAGGCGCACTCGAAGTCCGAAGAGATATTGGATCATATCTCATCCAGATCGATGTTCAACTCATCGAGCGTGTCAAACGTGTCGCTATCATCTACATGCCAAGTGATCACAACGGGTTTCCCGTCGCGATCGAATGCCTCTTGATGCGGAAGCTCGTGATCTGATTCCAGTTGACAATGCATAGTGCATGCATTGTCACCGTAATCGTCGCCAAAGTCGCACTACAGATCATTTAGCCTCGCGCATGACTATAGCTGAACAGCGTGCCGCGCAGGCCAGCATGAACACCGCGTGAGACGATCAGTTGACCGAGCAGGCCGAGTAGTGCAGTCAGCACCGATGCAACACCAGCCAGTATCTTATCGATACCAGCCACATCGAGACCGAAAACGTTTGCCACCACAAACAACACGAACCCGATCAGATTGATGACCAGGCTCGCAGTGGGCGCCGATCCATCTGGCAGCCCAAACCTCTTGAGAATATCGACGATCACTGATGCGAGTGCAGCGAAGCCGGCGAGTGCGATGAACAACTGGAGTAGCTCGTTGAGATCGGTTGGCGCAAAAGTGAGCATTCTGATGATCCTTTCGTGTTGAGGGGGCAGCGGCCAGGAGGACGAGCCGCTGCCCAAATGTGGACGCGTCGCCACCAAACGACGCGCTGGCTCAATGGACAGTATACAACGAGATTCAAACAAATGTCAATGACAGTACGGTTAGAGCGCGATCGGCCTCATCCACCACGCGCGATCGTGGATGCGCTGGAAGCCTACATATCAATATGCTGATCTCGTTCGTTTATAGAGTGCATCCATCGCCCAAACGCGATTCCGACGACAAGACCAGATACAAGCCAGACGATGAGGCAACTTAATGGTGTCATCAGTCGATCTGCGCGCGAGTAGCCTCGATCTTCTGACGATAAATTGCATCACGCGCATCTGCTGCATGCCGTATCAAGATTGCATAATGTGCCACCTTGCGCGCCGATCTCGACCGTAGTTCATCCTGTCGAGCGAAGTGCAATGCGATCTGGTGCCAGAACTCGGTTTCCGAATTGAGTGTCGGCGCATTCTTAGCACGTTCGAGTTCGTCGATTACGCTGTTCATCATTCACCCCCGTCGCGCAGTCGCTGATATTCCTCACGCGTGATACGGCGATACGTGATCTCGCCGATAGTCAGCGGCAAGCACACCAAATGCTGCCGGAACTCATCGAGCGTCAACACCGTCGGACGCCGATCACGCTCGAACCGTTCATCCGAGTGCGGCGTGTGCGCATGATACATCGCCTCGGCGGTGCCGACAATCGTCTGCTGCGGTGAAGTGGCTGCAATGAGCATCATGCTATCCTCCGTGAACGGAAAGTCAAATCGTAATAGCCTAGCAAGATCGGCGAATCCGACTTGTCAATCATCACCCATCCACGTGCCTCGAACGCGCGGTAGATGTCCAACCAATGATCCTTTTCCGCCTGCACAACTTGATACTCCGGCGTGCCACCGTGCATTAGGATCGGCGGCGACGGTGGCGTGGTGACTATACCCCGGCCTGTCACGGACCGCAACAGAATCAGCACTAACGTCAGCGAGATGGTCATCAGGCTGCACGCCATGAAGCCGGCTATCGCAAAACCGATGTTTACTGCGTCAACGGATACCATCCAACCACATCCATGATTGCGCTGTATGAAGACCGCATTTCGCAAATATACGGCCCTTGTTTGGCCCCGACTTACGCACTCGGAAAATGCCTTTTGGAGCATTGCACACTGGACAATCACCTGCCCTTCCGCGCCAATCCTGCAATGTACGGAGAACGGTTCATCCCCACTCGCGCGGGGAGCATCGATCTCCCACACAACATTATGTCATTCACAACTTCACTTGTTCAACTTGACAATAAGTTGTGTTGTGAAAGTTGTACCCCTAAAGGGGGGTACAACTTCACAACTTCACAACTTGAGAAATTTCACAACTTTTCACAACTTTTCACAACTTCACAACTTCAAGACATAATGTTGTTAAGTTGGTCGATAACCGACTTCACGGCGGAGTCATTGATCAGGTCGTACTCTGCCAACGAGCCGCGTCCATTGGCATGATCGACGCGTTCGATATAGTTCATGCGTACTAGATCATACACAGCCTTGCGTGCACCGGCTGCACTGCACCGGTCGGCATTCGCCGCAATGTCCTTGAGCATCGACCGGCCATTGTGGGTGAGGTAATCCAACACATAGTGCTGTGCTGGACTGAGCCGACGCGCTTGGACTGCTGCACTCGCCTCAAGCCAAACGTGATCCGGCTCGAAGTGCACTGTTGCACTGAACGAGAACGGGTCGATGTCGCGTGCCTTCTCGACGTTGAAGTAGATGTTGGGTGAGTCCGGCTTGCTCTCGGTCATCAGCATCAGGTCAACCGCACCCTTGAGTGCCGTCGAGCCGCGATAGATGCCGTTCTTGTTGGCGTGATGGATGACGACGATGCTACACTTTGCGCTATCGGCGATCCAACGCAGTACGGCAAACACAGGTTGCACGTCCTTGACACTATTCTCGTCTGCACCGAGCATCACATCAGCCAACGCATCGATGATAATGAACTGCGCTTTCGTTTGTGTGATCAAACTGTAGACACGAGCGCCGTCCTTCATATCTTTCAACGAGAATCGTTCCAGGCAGGTGTATTGCAACGGGATATCACTGGCTGCCTGATGGCCGCGCATTACGTCGCCGATGCGCCGGCTCAGTCGGCGCTCACCACTTTCCTCATCGATGATCAGCGTCGATGCACGTGTGGACCGCATACCCAACCACGGCTCGCCGGATGCCACACAGACCGCCGCATCCACTAGTGCATAGGTCTTCTTGCTACCACCTTCACCGACGATCAATGAAACGCCGCCAATCGAGAATAGCGGCTCAATGAGCCATTCGATAGGCGGCTGTGGCTTGAGTGCCTCGGCTGCAATATGGATAACGGGTGTGCGTGCCATCAAAAAGCGCCTGTGAGTTGACCTGTTGCCTGTCGCCTGTCGCAGTTCCCACCGTGGGTAGGGAAGGCCACAAGGAAACAGGCCAACTCAGAAGCGCCTTTTCCCCCACAGTGATCGGCCCGCGACGGCCTTGCAACAATTGTGCCTACATCATACACCTTTTGACTGTGTCTGTCAACGTGTGACATATCGCTTCGTCTGCTGTCCGGCCAGGTGCAGCGCGATGCGATCCATTGTCCATCGTCGCACTTCGGTATGACACCGGCCGGCATGCACATAGAGATTGACATGCCGAGCACCATCGAGCGCCACTGTGCGATACGCTGCATCGAGAGACTTGCCGCACACAGGACAGGCTGCCATCAGCGATCTCCGTTGAGCATGAGGCGCACCGGCTCGGCGATCTCGGCCACGTGATCCGATGTGACGAACTTGCCGCCGGTTGCTTTGCACAGTTGCTGCAAGAAATCGCGACCGCGGCTCTCGCGTTCGGGCCCGATGTAGATCGCGTCGATGCGCGTCTTGAACGTGCGAGCAACAGCCAGTGCTTTCTGCTGGTCATCGGGATCACCATCACTCACAACAATGATCTTGATCCCGCAGTCATCGGCGACTTTCACGAACTGCAACGCTTGCGCCAAATCAGTGCTGCCATTCAATTCGGGATAGTCGCCGCCCGGCACAAACTGCACCGTGTTGCTGAACACGATGACACCGACGCGACCGGGCAGCGACGATTGAAGTTGGCGCAACTCATCGCGTGCCGCCTGATGGCGCGTGCGACTGTCGCTTGCATCTCGACCGATCATGCTGCCGGAACTATCGATGATCACGAGTGCATCGCAGCCTAGAAACGACTCGGCTAAGCTGATGTTGCCGCGCTGTGCTGCATCAAGCAGGCTGCCGGGTACGATAGTCAATGAATTCATGGCTCCACCCACTTTCGCGTAAATGTGTCATCGCCGACTGGCCACGAGGTGACCAACACCCGACCGGCGCCGTCGATAATATCCTGCCACAGTAGAATGCGACTCACTGAAAACTTGAGTTCTTGCGTGCCTTCGCACGTGATCATGCCGCAGCGCAATGGCAATTGCCAACGTGATACCTCACTCCATAGATCGCGCCGACGCAGTGTCTGCTTTGCCTGCACCGACGATTCCAGCGTCAGTCCCGCGTTGTACTTGCGCCGCATCAGCGGATCGCTGAGAATGCGATTCGCCTCGGCGATCTGCTTGAATATGTCACTGGCATTCGGCTCACTGCATACGTCAGGATGCCATTGACGCGCGAGGCGGCGATAAGCTGATCGCACTTCATCCGCACTCGCCTGCTGCGTGATCATCAGCGTGCCGTACAACGTGCTGGCTGCTTGCGACTCGTTATGTTCCGGCTCTTTGAACCACGCGCGCAGAACCTGATTCGGGATGACTACCGACCAAGACTCGCTGCACCAGCCAAACGAGGAGAACGATCCGTCTGCGCGCTCCTTCGGTACGCTGAGGTATTCGATGCGCAACACACGCGCCTCACGCTGTATCTGCATCGATTGTGCCGTGTCGATCCGCGCATCGGGGTAGAACTGTCTCACGATCTGCTCGACCACCGTCTGCTGTGATGCCGACACACGCCACACCTTTGCGTCAGCATCCCAACGCCGATGCTCCGGCGCGATGGACTTCAGCGCCGCCACCAGACCGGCATTATATGGCGTGTGCAATTCGAGGATGTTGCCAACGCGCTTAACTGTTGCGCTGCTATTCATAGTGCTCCACCAGTTTCTGCCATGCGTCAGCGGGGTTCATCTTCATCAGATCGTGAATGTTGCAGGCCAGCGTGTTGCAGATGTCCGGTGCGTTGATCTGCCAGTTCGACGCCGCGCGTTGCAATAGTTGTGCGATGCTGGCCGGCGGCATCAACCGTTTGAGATCATTGAGCTCGGTCTGCTTGCGCTCGCGCTCAGCGAACGCTTGTAGCTCGGCATCATCATCGTAGTAGAGATCGAGCGCGATGCCAAGCTCGTGCGCCGCCACCTTGAGACCATCGGACTTCGCGCCTTTCAACGCATCGCCGAACTCAACCGTCTCCTCCCAGTTCTGAGAGCCGGGGCCCGGCTTCACGATGGTATCGATGACTTCCATCGTCTTCGGATTGCGGATCGATACGCTGAGTTCGCCATAGATCGCGACATTACGCATTGTCTTGTGTTTGCCGCCGAACTCTTCATCGGTCACTGTGAGTTGGTAGATATTGCCGCTGAATACTGGCAACAGTCGAAATGACCAGCCGAACCCGAATGCCTTGTTCAGCACATCCGTCACGTACCCGTGCTGCACATACGAGAATGTGCGCCCGCCACGTCCCGGTCGGCTCTTGATTGCGTGCTTTGGCGTTCGACCGGTGAGGATCGCGATCTGCGCCTCATGGAACACCGGCATCAGAACATCGTGTACAGTCAATGCGCGTTCGGTGGGTGCTTCGCGTCTATTGTCAGGCACTACTATTGCCTTCGTCTTGCTCATCGTGATCCTCCTCGAATTGTGTGAGTGTCCAAGATTCATTGATCCCGAACTGGAGAAAGTCGCAAGCTGCCTGTACCATCTTGATGCCCCATTGATCAGGCAGTGCATCGGCTCGGAGATAGCGCATTATGGGCAGCCACTCCAATGCGCTGCACAATCGCTTGTCATCTGTCCAATCGATCAGCGATTGCGCGCGCTTCGCGCCAACGCCGGGAATGCCCGCGAGGAAATCCACACGTGGATCGAGCGTCTCGAACGTGATCGAACGCTGAGCACGTGCAGGAACGCGCTCTTTTGATGCTGTGTGGATCGCCTCGGTCACTGCTCGAACGAACTGTCCCGATGGCACGAACTCCACTGCGCAGCCAGCCCATTGCACTGCTCGGATCGCCGCACGCACCGACACACCGCGCCACTGCGTATCGCGTTCATCAGCTACAGCGCAATCATCCTGGTTGTATAGGAGTGAGCCGTTCACCACGATCAGCGGGAATCGCACTGATTCGACCATCGCGCGCGCTTGATCGAACAATCGTCCGTCACCGATGCTGCTGAGCAAATCTGATGGTGTCTTGCGCTCGATCGCCAGCAGCCCGTTCGGCGTCGGCACGTTCACATCACCGGCAGCGAGTTGCGACACGTGCACCGCATACACTGCCGACAACGCATCGACGATCGATTGCGGTTCGCGTAAGTCAACCAATACGAGCATCTGATCCGTCCTCTCTGAGTTGAACTTCGATGACAACCCTATGCCACGGTTGCCAGGTGTGCGCGCTTGGCACTGGATATTGCTTCGTCGGTTCAGGCGTGATCTCGTACTCCAGCACATCCTTGATGTATTGCCGTAGATCAGCCAGGCTGCACTCCAACAGAAACGCAATGAACCTGATGCTCTTGTGCTGATCGAGCATCGCAACGATCTGATCGTGGTGATCATTGAGCTCAAACAGAGTGCTCATCGTCTGCTCCTAGCTGCCGGGTGACACTGTCCCGGCCCGGTGCGTATCGCGGCGAGTGCAGTCTTTCCTTGTGACCTACCGCATCGGCTTACCACTAGCGCCGTTTGGCGTTTTCTAATGAGCCGATGCTTTCAAATGTGCGGTCGGGAATCGAACCCGATCAGGACATCCTGCGCGCCCCCAGCAGCCGCACATCCGATCCGCGCTGCCGTCAAGCCACCAGGCCATAGTGTGGCCGCCAAGCTGCTCAACGACTGTCACGCACAGCGCAGACCGACTCGGTTATTCCATCTCGTCCTCCGCCTCCTCGTAGGCAATCTGAGCATCCTCATAATCGGAGCGAGCGTCGGCAGCGGATTCGTCATCTCCAGCAGCGTTGGCGCGAAGAAGTCTCGCGTAGGCTCTGGCTTTAGCTCTGGCGGCATCGATTTTAGTCATGATCCTTTTCCCGCGCTGTCACGGGCGCAGGTCAAGCGCACCGTGCATAACGGCTTCGTTCGCTGCTGAGTCGGAGACCTGAATGACATGGCAGTCTCTCAGGATGGAAGCCAGTTCGCTTGGATACTGGGGATTGACCTCCATCGTCTCCACCACAACACCGACATCTTGAGTCGAGATGACAGTGATCTTCATTTTCTCTCCGCGCTTTATCGGGGCGCCCCCGGCGGCAGGGCCGCAACACGGATCAAATCCAACTACTTGTCCTCTGTTAACGTACTCCCATCACGCGCGCAATGTCCATGCGCGCAATGCGCTTTCGACTTGCTTCGGTAACACGATAGGACTGTGGATCGTGCTTGTGATCGCGCTGCCATCGCTCAATGACGGAAAACAGGATTTTGTCACCGTTCACAACGCGATAGTCCATCGCGATCTTTTGCACAATGCTCTTATCGATGCCGCGCACTAGTGGAGTCCCGCTGCCGCGACCAGCGCATCGACACCGTACGCTGCATACTGCGCATCGCTGCCGAGCGCAGCACGCAGCACAGTCACGTTGCCGCCGACCGCACCAGCAATTTGCTTCACCGCATCCACTACCGACGCGGGAATCACACCCACTGCTGGCGCACCGTTGCCGATCTTCTGCGCCTCGAACGCGGCGAGGCAGTCCGCTTTGTTCTTGTACGCGGCGACAAGCTTAATCGTGTTGAATGTCTTGCCGGATTTCCCCGGCGGTTCAACCTGCGGCTCGTCCTGCGCGCAGACATACGATCCATTGGCCTTTGCCAACCAGTGATCGCCGAACACTGCGCGCAGACTCGGCTCAACGATCTCACTCCAACTGGTCTTCGCGCGCGCGCTCGACTTGCGCACAGTCACGTTGCGCTCGTACAGGAACTCCAGCGTCGGCTGGAACTCCTGGATGTCGATGCTGAACGCGATCTCCAGACTGGCGCCCTC